GGCAGTAGTAGCAGTAGTTCCAACTATAATAGTGTCAAAATCACTATTTAACGTAGAAATATCTGACTGTATTTTACTTATACTATCTTCTATATTTCCAATCCCTAATTTAGTTTTTATCAGAGACACGATCGTTGACCACTTAACCTTACTGGCAGTACTCCCACCAGTAAGCATGTAATCATCATCTGATATTGTCTTTTTCTCTGTTAAATCCGATATATGTACTAAAGGTATATTGATTGCCATAACATCACTCCTTAATTCAACTTGTTTTCTCTGACGTAGCTTCTGATAGCATCAATGTGCTTTTTAAGTTCTTTATCTACTACCCAGAAATTTTCTTTTTTATTCTGTGACAATGGTTCTCCTGTGTTATCGTCAATCTCATTGTATGTGTATGATACTCTGTCTCCACCGTCAATATTTAATACCATAAAGCTACTCAACTGTTTCATTTAACATTTCCTCCTGTTCTTTAATCAAATCGTTGATTTCTTCCATATATTCTTTCTCATAGTCAATCACTTTTTCTTTTTCTGAGTTATCGAATTTTTCAAGTCGTTCAAATTCGTAATCTTTCTGAATTGCTTTGATTTCCCACGAGAACTTAAGATTTTCAGTACCTTTTACAACAAAGTAACTATCGGTCTTTTCTTCTACCCATATATCGCCTTGCCCCTCTTTCTGCAAGAATACTTGGTACTCAACACCTATGTTTACTGTCTCTGAAAATATATCGTCAATGTCTATGTAACATTTTCCTGTATTATCAGTACATCCAGAACCTATATCCCCAAAATATGGGCTTGCTGTTTCGTAACAATACTGCTTTCTTGTATCGTAATTTTCTGTATCTATGATTCTGTTTTTTGTTCCTGCAACAGACAAACTTCCGCCAATAGTAACTGGCTGAAAAAAACTTGATTGTTCTTTTCCAAAATGAAATTTATATTTACTTACCGACCCAAGATAAAGTGATTCATCCGTCATATGCATTGTTATGTCTGTCTGTACTGTAATTGGTCCACTGCTGTTATTTTTTAATACAATCTCATCTGGGGACAAAATCGCACATGCACCAGTTCCATCCTTGTTTTCAGATAAATATATACCACCGAACACGTCTGGTGTTATACACACATATGATATTGGCTTTTCTCCCATGCCTGATATATAATGCGTTACGACTATCCCTTTCGTGTTTATGTCAACAATTTCATTGTCATTTGCATCATAAACGTGCATTTGTCCATTACCGTACGTGTTTGCTTTTCCACCAAGATTTAATGTTCCACCTCTAGCATAAGTAAAGTTGATATACAACTTACCGTCAGACCCACGATAAATACCTTGCCATGCTCCGTCGTTGGTCAGCAGATTGAATATATCTTCGTGAGTCAGTGCATCTACGTCAATGGCTACTGGAATTGTCTCAATATCCAACACCTGTGAAAATCCACCTGCGGCATACATCGTACACCTTAACGCTGTAAGATTTCTTGAGATACCGATACCACTTGAACCGCTTGCTGTGATACCACTTGAACCACTCGCTAGTACAGAGTACAGTGCGTGTGTAATGTCCGTTTCATCTGAAGATGAAGTATAAACGGTCGTGTATGTATCTCCGTCAGTTGTTTCCTCAATCTTGAATCGGCACTTATAGGCTGTACGTGCTGTTGCTGTACCGTCACGGTAGTAACCAGATAATGTAATGTAGTTCGGCACAATCGTGTTGTCCGCAGACATTTTCACGATACTTGACGATGTTTCCATGAAGTACGTTCTTCCTGCACTTCCTTGCGGACCAGTTGCTCCCGTATTCCCTTTTTCTCCCTGTGGTCCTGTTGCCCCTGTCTCTCCCTTGATTCTTGCCCAAGTGTAAGAAGCTACTGTCGTTGGGTCGTTTAGGTTGTAATTCGTACAAGTACCAATGTAATCTCCTACCGTTTCGCCAGAATTGGAAGTAAAAGTTTTTCCACCATCGTTTGAGTATTTGATGTGAAGATAAGATGTTTTTCCATCAATACCGTTAGTACCTGCGATACCCTGCGTACCTTTTTCTCCCTGTAATCCTTGGAATCTTGCCCATGTATATTTAGATGGGTCGTTTGAGTCGGCTTCTGTAAAGTCCACGTATGTTCCAATATAGGTAGATGGGGTTTCAGTCATTTGAGAAGCTGTTGTAGGTTTTGCAACAGAGCTGTACTTAATGTGGAAATATGTTGTAGCTCCACTAGCACCCTGCGGGCCTCTGATACCCTGTTCTCCCTGCGGTCCTTGGATTCCTTGTAACCCCTGTGGTCCTTGGTCTCCTTTTTCGCCTTTTTCTCCTTGCGGTCCTGTCGCACCAGTGTTACCTTTCTCTCCCTGTGGCCCTTGCGGACCAGTAGCACCAGTTTCTCCCTTTGCACCTGTTTCTCCAGGAATACCGCCTTTTAATTTCGCAATGTCAAATCTTTTCGTAACTGAATAAGTATTAAGATAATTTGCTGTAATATCCACCCATCCAACATCTGTTGTTAATGCTGTCACAGTGTAGGTATGAGTTGAATTATTCCAAGAACCTACGACACCGCTTGACTTCTGCACGTTGTAAGTACAGTCGTTAGATATATCAGTATGACCGTATAAAACCTGTGCTGTCGTGTGGCACTCTGGAAATGATGTATATTCTCCCTTATAATCTGTCGTGATTGCTTGATAATCGTTGTCCAGATTGATAATCATTGCACGAGATTTTCTCGCTTCTTCCAGTGCCTTGTTAGCAGTCTCATCATCTGTGTATTTATTAAGCTTCTGCCAGTCGGTTTCCACATAACTTGCACCCTCTCCCCTTGCTACAACGCAAGTAAGGATGTCTCCGTTCTGTCCTTGATTCCACATATCGCCAGTATCATAAGGTGGTGTAGGCTGTGTCAAAAATACACGACATTTACTGTCTGCTGTGGACTGTGCGAAAGATGCTGTCCTTAATGCTTTTGTAACGTCCGTGTCTTGTACTAACTGCCACTTCCATGTGTCGCCATCTTTGAAGAATCTGTAGGCATATCCTTTAGATTTCCAATAAAATAAGTCTCCCTCATGCTTCTTTTTATCATCTTCTGTTGTCCAGTCAGAAGCAGGGATATTTTTTAATGTTGGTTCGTAATCGTAGTAGAACGTCTCAATTTGTCCGTCTATCTGGTTCTGTAGGTCCGCTACACTTTTTGTAACTGTTTCTGCAAAATCTGATACTTTACCATCTGCGTAGTTCTTAGATTCTTTCACAGCATCACTAATTGCTTCTGGTGCTGTTTTGCCACCAATCGTGACGTTATCTCCAGAAATCTTTACAGTACCAGTCTCCATATCTGCATAGAAGATAATATTTCCAGATTTATCTTTGACTGTTAATGCACCAGTGTTGATATAATCTGCATTGATTCCCTCTGTATAAAGCAATCTTGCTACCATTTCCCCAGTGATCGTGAATCCATAAGGATATGTCTTACCGCCATCAATAGAAAATCCAATAACCTCTGCTGTCAATTTGATAACATTCTTTGATTCTTTCATTGTTGGTTTATCATGGAGATAATATATAGTTGAACCATCCAATAGCACTTCCTGTGTTGAATACATTCCGTTACTATTTTTTAATGCTTCTTGCATCTTATCTAAAGCATTTTGACGGTTATTTCTTTCCTGCTCAACTAACTGTTTACCTTGTATGATCGCTTTTTGATTACTTGATGTGTAGTTGCTCTGGTTACGCAATGGAGATTCTGCACTATTCTTTAATGTTGTATATCCGAAGAATACAAAGTTTACATCTGTTAATACAGAATAGAAGCTATTTTCTCTCCAATCTGTAACTTTAATCTTATCCATAAACTCAGCTATCGGATAAGATATATAATCCATCGTAAATCCACGGAATGTCACTGATTTAAATTTGTCATAAACCCAAGAAACAAGTGTTTCCTCATGTCCTTTTACAAGTGGATTCTCTAAAGATAGGATATAGCTGTCTGCACCTACCTTTACAGTTTCTTCAACATCTTCTTCATTCTCGTTTCCCTCTTCGTCAGTTACAGTTTTTTTGACAGTACGTGTCATTTGTACGCCTGTTACCTGCACATCATTTGTATCATTCGTCAGAATGTTGTAATCAGTCAAATCATGGATGTTACCACTATTGTAGTTAAAATCATAGGTCATTATCTGTAAATGCCCTGTACGGTCAATTCTTGCGTTTCCACAGGCAATCATAGAAATAAAACCTATAATCTGTCGGTGCGTGTACTCGCTAGATGGCATAGTTGGTATCTGGAAGTCGTTGTGTAAAAAGTTACTGTCGCCTATCAAGATACCGCAGGTATCACAACTATCAACTAACACACTCTTTGCTGTCGCAGGGAACGTCAATGTTGTGCTGTATGCCTTATCAGCTTTGTACATATCATCGTATCCGACAATAGTTACAACGTTTCCGTAACTCTCTGGCTGTGTAACTGTAAATGTACCGTATTCAATTTTTTCTGTTGTCTCTGATAATTCAAATGTTAGATACAGTCTGATTTTTGCTCCGAAGAAGTCATAATTGGATAAGTGATCATCGTCATTCATGATTTCTAACTGTACATTACGGCTGAGTGCAACACCTAAAGGAATGGTGTTAGCACCTGCCGCATCGACCAGACTATTATTATCTATTGAAAAATCATCTTCTCCTAATGGCAGTACAGTTCCATTCGCAAGCGTTACTTCTGCATTGCATTTAAAATTTTGTCGTTCTGTCATTAGCTGTTTAAATTCATCACTTACATTTATCATATCGGGTTAACCCCCTGCATATTGAAAGATATACTTGATACTTTTTCATGGTTATTTTTAAGTGTTTTTATCTTAATGTCCGATACCTGTCCGACATAAAACTTTGCTGTTCTCCACTCTCCGTAAAATACAGAAAAATAATGTAAATCAAAAGATTTACCACGTGCCACCATTTCTAATATTTCCGTAACCTTAGACATTGGCACATCCGATGCACTGTATGTAAATCGCTCTACTGTGAACATCGGGGTAAACTTTCCTTTACCAGACTGTGCCCTCGTGCTACCTTGCGTATAGGTAGTTTCAAAAGCTACGGCTGTGTCTGAATCTGGTTGCCAGACTTTTTTATTATTGATTTTTATATAATCCTGTGCCATTTTTTACTCCTTTCTACGCAAGGCTGAATGGATTTCTACCATTACTCATTTGTCTTAGTTTTGCTTCTTCGATAAATTCATCAAACAACGTCCTGCGGTTAATCTGTGCTGTGAAATGATAATCCCCACCATTGTTACCGCTGTTGTCTGATTCTAAGGACTTCGTAACAGATAATAGCTGTTCAAGTAAATTAAGTACGTCATTATTGTTACTGTTTGTGCTGTTCTGCTTTTGTGCGATCACTGCGGATGCTTTCGCAGGTATTATCTTACCTGTAGCAATCTCTGGTGTTCTGAACGGTACATTTGCCAACTGTTCAGACTGATTCATAAGGGTTTTGAGTGTATCTGGAAAAGCTTTTTCCAAACCTACTGTAATACCGGCAGGAATCATCTTACCTATCGTATCTCTCATAAGTCTTGATGGAGAATGGATTCCAAAGAAATCTTTCACACCCTCCCACGCCTTTTGTGCAAGACCTGTCATTTTATCAACCAAAATCCATGCAAAATCTCCAACACCTTTTGCAATACCTTTTACTACATTCATTCCAACGCTGCCCCAATCTACATTTTTAAATGTAGTTTTCATATCCCTTATCGCAGATGTAGCTTTTTTTGATAATTCTTTAGGAAGATTTTTAACCGCTTCTATGATATTGGTCAATATTTTCCCTGCCGTTGTTTTTAATCCGGATAATTTTCCAGTAATTCCGTTCCCCATCTCCTTAAGTCCATTCTCTCCAAGTCCTTTAAGTTTAGATGGCAAATTCTTTATCGCATTAATCAACCCATTATATGTATTTGTCATAGCTTCAACTGCTGTACTTTTTGCAGCTACAATACCGTTTTTAATACCTGTAATTAAACTTTTACCAAGTGATAACCAGTTATACGCTGTAAATACATTAACCATAGCTACTATAATTTGTGGAATACTCGCAATAAGAGTAGGGATTGCTTGAATCAATCCTTTAATCAATATCCCAATAAGTTGTATGCCTGCCATCAATATTTTAGGTGCATTGTCATTGATTGTATTTGCAATATTGCTAACAATCTGTGGAACATTTTTGATTATGTCTGGAAGTGAATTAGCAATACCTTTTGCAAGATTCAACATAAGATTTAGACCAGAATCTACTAATTTTCCTGCATTTCTTCTTAAGTTTGCAGTAAAACTCGTCAATGCTGATAATCCCTTACTAATAAACTGCTGTGTCCCATTTGTAATACCTTTTGCCAAGTTATCCATAAAAGACACACCAAGCTGTGTTAATGCCGTGATTGCTTTTCCTGCAACAGATATTGCACTAACAAATATTCCAACCCAATCAATAGATGTTAATAATGTTGCTAATTTTGTGCCAAGCTGTGACCAGTTTGTTGTAGTAAGTGCATTATCTAATGTTGTTAATATTCCTAATGCTAATCCAGATAAGCTTGTACCAATAGACTTAACATCTATCTGGTTGATCGCACCATTCAAAAATCCACCTATTGACGTTCCTATTTTTGCCCAGTTAAGAGTATTTACAGCTCCCTCTAACATTTGAAACGGAACATTTATTTTATTCGCAAACAACCGCCCAACATTATTCCAATTCACTTCATTGAATAAGCCGTTGATACCTGTTGCAATTTTTGAACCAAGATTTTTCCAATTGATTCCCTCTATCAACAGATTCAGTGTGTTGACAATTGTATTAATACCTGCACCTACAGTACGTCCCATTAAATCCCAGTCTATGTGATCAACAAGACTATTGAATGTCCGTGTAAATGCGTTCACAAAATATGTAATCTTCGGACCTACATTATTCCAATTGATAGCATCATAGATTTTTTGCAATCCTTTATTGATGCCAGATGCAATGTAAGCTCCAAGTCCCTCCCAGTCCTCTTTTTTTATGAGGTTCTTAATCTTCTTAGCAATGTCCGCAATAGAAGATTCAATAGGAACTTTCTCAAACATATCTCCAATGGATGGTCCCGTGTATCCGCCACCACCTCCGCCACCTGTTGATGGCGTTGAGTTTGAACTAGGTGTATTGTCTTTTTCTTTCTGATACTGTCTGATTTCGTCCAGACCAGAAAGATATGTCTGCATCTCTTTATTTGCTTTTTTTGTTGCATTTGCGTTTTTCTTTGTAGACTTCGCTGCACTATTAGAACTCTTAGAAGTCTTTTGCAACGATGCAGCATAATCTTCTTGTACAGCTTTTGCTTTTGTAAAAGATTTCTGTCCTGTCAGTGCTGCTATGAACATACCTACATAAGTAATCGCTCTTGACAGCATATTTATAAATGCCGTTAATATAGGTGCTACTACAGACAGTATTGGTGCAAATGCTGTTGCTAAACTGTTCTGTAGCTGTGTTAATGCCGACATCATAGAAGATATCGAAGCATTAGTAGCAGACGAATATTGAGCAAGGTTATTTATACCTGTCATGATTCCACTATTTACTTTAGAAATCATACCAAAAACAGTAGAATATAAGATACTCATTCCAACCATTCGACCGATTGAAAATCTTGCATTGTTAGCACTGTTTGTAGTACTTGTGAAGTTCTGTGCCAGTCCTGCAAGACGTTTTCCAAGTCCAGATACTACTCCACCCATTCTGCTAAAAATAGATGAAATACCGCCTGTTTTAGTCTTAGCACTGTCGGCTGACTGACTGACATTCTTGAACGATGAACCAAGCTTGCTATTTGTATTAACAAGCCCTTTTTCTTTTGCATCAGTCTGTAATATCTCTTTGTTTAAGGCATCCAAAGCCTTTTGATTAGCACTAGATGCTGTGGCGGAATATGCACCAGTCATAGGTGCTGTCTTGATCGCAGGTGTTTGTACTGTCCCACCACCGCTTTCTAACTGCCGTTTCTTAGCGATCAATGAATCATACTGCCTGCCCAACTTCTCTGCCACACTCTCTAATGCCAAAAATGCAGGGGAAGAAGTTGCGTTCTGATTTCTTGCAAAGATTTCTTGCTGTGCTGTTGCTACCTGTTCAAATTGTGTATCAAGACGTTGCAAAGAATCTTCAAGAATCTGATATGCTGTTGTCTTGATATTTGAATTACTGATTTCATCCTGCAATTGTGCTGTCTGCCCTAAATCAGTATTTAAGGATTCAACACTTGTTTCTGTACCTGTGATTTCTGCATTTAATTTCTGTAATGCTTTTGCACTCTCTTCACTTGCAAGACCTGTTCCGCCTGTAAGCTTCGCTGTTTTAGGTAAACCGCTGTCTGTACTCGCTGTTGGTGCTTCTAACTGCTTTTTCTTCGCAAGAAGTTCTTCATATTGCTGATCTAGTTTAGCCGCTGCACTTTCCATAGCTTGAAATGCAGGAGAAGAAGTTGCACTTTGATTTCTGTTAAATATATCCATCTGTGCTTTTTCTAACTCTGCAAGCTTCTGTCCTGTACTTTCTATAGCTTTATCTAACGTATCTAGTGCATTAGATTTAATATCTATGCTTTCTAGCTTCTTTTCTGCCTGTGCGGTCTTTTCCAGTTCATCAGCCACGGTCTTTGCTTTTTCTTCGACAACATCCATACCTTTTGTATCTGGTGCTTTTATACCGCCACTCATGGCTTTTTCCATTGATTTTCCAATGGTTTTTACTTGATTGGATAAACGTTTTAAAAGGGATGCAATTTCTTTCACACTTGCTTTTGCTTCGGTTGTATCAATCTCTGTTTTGATATAAATACTTCCATCCGCTTTTTGTGTAGCCATTCAATCACGCCCCTTTCCCATTCAGTAAATCGTTCAAACGTTTCTGTTCTTCTAATTCCTCTTCGGAATATTTAACATCTAGGTCAATAAGCGTTTTATTTTCTTTGTAGAACTCTCTTTCCCAATCTTCCAGTTTCTTTCCTTTGGCTTTCTTCATGCGAACACTAAGAATCTGCGAAAACAAAGACTCTCCAATTTCCATGTAAGCTCCTAAAAAAGTCCACCAATGTAAATACTGCATAGCTCGTATTTCTTTTCCAAGTACACGGTTAACAGATGGGATGATAACTGGTGCATCATGTTCCCAATCCATCACATGAGGTTGCTTCTTCCCATCATCTTTGATACCCATGTCAATAAATTCGATGGCTTTTTCAATAGCTTCTTCATAGTCTTGTGGTGGCATATTTCCAAAATCAACGTATAAAATGGTAAGGCAAACAATCCACTTTTCATCGTTTTCAAACTCTGGATCATTAAAAGTCTTTAATATATCCAGAATTGCTCGAAAATCTGTACGAATATCGTACTTAATGCCACCAACTACTATGGATGTAGGAAGTTCCCAAACTTCCATTATTTGTGATATTTAGACGTTGCCCTTTTAATTTTCGCCTGTTTCTTTTTGATTCTCTGGTCTGTTACCTGCTCAATAACGTCCGCAATCTCAACGATGATATTCTCAATAAAGAAATCTCCGCTTTCCGTTAACGTCAGCGGATTGCAGATAGCAAAGACGGATTTAGAAGCTTTTGAATTGAGTAAGTAATCAATCTGTTCTTCTAATCTGTCGGATAATTCCAGAATGTCTTTTTCTGTTGCATCTTCTGGTACTTCCATCTTTTCAAGGTTTGCAACTACCTCTTCGTATCTTCTGATGATATTTAAATCAACAGGATTGAAAGAAAATCTTCCAATCTCTGTATCATCTTCATTGGTCAGTACCACATTTAAGGCACCAGTTTTGACTTTTCTTCTTAATTCTTCCATTGTTTAACCCCTATTTCCCTGTGTTTGATGTATTTACTGAACTTGTAGCTGCTGTAAATTTACCTGTTTCAACGTTGTAAGTACCTTTTGTACGTTCTCCAACATAATTGACAGTAAATGGAATCTGATAACCAGATGTGTCCCCACCGTATGATGTAGGTGTTACATAACATTCCTGCTGATATGCTTCATAAGCTCCACTTGTAGCTTCTTTCCACATATGCACTTCTACAGCATTTGTCTTTAAGTTGTCGTCTGTGTAACGATTATCAACAATTTCCTGCAATTTCTGTGATAATACAGAGTCAGCTTCTGCATAATAAGGGTCAGCTTCAGAAGATACTTCGTATCCGTTATGTTTAAAAGTTGATTCTCCGATGATGTTTTTAGATGTTTCTGTGTCTGGATTTAGTTCGACATTGTACTCTTCTAAGTCTTTTCCCAGACGTTCATAACCAGATGTTCCGCCACAAAGTGAACCAGAATCTAAGAAATGAGCCATATATTTACGTGCAATTTTACCTGTTGTAACTGCTGCCATTTTGATTCTCCTTTATCTTTTCAAGGTTAGTGATCTGCTCCATAATGCAGACCAGTTAATGTGTTATCTATCTATCAAAGTCATTTTGGTATCGGGCAGAAATGTTGATTGCCCAATTTTCAGACTTGTTTTCGTTTGTGCTGTCCAAATATGCAGGTGTCTGTCTGTCAATCGTCAAAAACTTTCGATCGCCTGTCAGAGCCGGATATTCTTCTAGCTTATATGTATTATTGTTAATCGTGATTGCTTGCTTTTCTAACCACTTACCAAGGTTATCCAACCACTCTTTAATATCTGCTTTTCTCTTTGGTTTTGTACCGCTTGCACGATATATCACACAAAACGGATATAAGCAAACCTGCGTGACGTGTCCTGTGATGCTCTCTTTTTCGCTTTCAATCACTGCACCACTCATTGGAAACATTGCTTTTCCGCTTGCATCATCTAATGTAGAAAATGCAATTTCGTCTCCCTCTCTCAAATCTGGAAATTGATTAACCAGTTCTTGCAATGCTGTTGTGATTACGTCAAAACCATCAATGTCGTACTTGACTGGCTTCTTTTCTTCTGCCATTAACTTCCTCCTGCCTGCTTCTTAACATGAGTAACCCATGCTTTGCCGTGATTCTTCTTTGCTGTCTCAAACCATTTTGGAGTTGCTTTTGGATTCTGGTAACTTAAGTCAACTTTTGCGTTGGTATGTCCTGCAAATTCTGTAACTAATACTTTCTTAGCACCTTTTCTTGCCCATGGAGACCCTGTTAATTCGTCAACCATGCCTTTACCGTAGTACAAAAAACGTCCCATCGGTCCAGTACCTGCACATACCATCCCAGTACCTGCAAGAGAAGCACTCTTTGCCCTCGTTACGTTTATGAATGTGCCTGTTTCGTGTGGCATATAAGGGACCATATCGGTCATAATTTGACTATCTAGCCAAAATTGAGCATGTTGTATCTGATCGTCAAATCTTTCAAGGCTGATATTCGCAATCATGTTAGATGTATTGATATTGACATTTCCTAATTTCTTTTTAGCCATATAACCACCTACTTAGCCATTACTTCAAAGTGCGGAATTATGTCGTAAAAGGCACTGCCAGTAATCGCAAAGACATAATCATACTTAAGCTTCATCTCTTCGTAAAATCCGTCAATATAATCATCATCTGCAATCGGCTCTTCGTTCTCCCACTCTCCAACAATAAAAAAGTCAAAACCATTCGCTTTAGAACTAAATGTAAGTGCTTCTGACAGCTTATCATTTGCCTGTTTAGACCATTCTTTAGGCGGTAACCATGATTTACTACATACCATCTTTTTACCGTCTTTTAGGCTATACTGTACGTTTAATACAGCATTGTCCTGTGAGTCAGAGCCGTACTTGGCAATGATACTTGCCTTATCCATGTTAAGATTGCAATTATGCAAAATAGAGGGATACCATGTATCTCCCAATTTACTTTCATACCTATTAAAAAGTGTGATTGTATCGTTATACATCGTATCCCTCCGTTTATAATGCACCTGCTCTTTTAAAAGCTTTAAAAATCTTTTTAGACTGTAAAGCAAACCAGTCAATCATTTCTTCATTATTTGCCCAACAATCTGTGTTGCAGGACTGTCCATCTAAACCACTTTCGTATAAGAAAGCATGCATAATCTCATGCCTAAGCAAACTTTTTTGAACCGATTCAAGGTTTTCCACGGAATCTACACTTCTTTCAAAAATTGCAACAACTATTGTTTTGTTTGAATAATCGCAATAGCCATTTAATTCTTGCAGTTTTTCATCTTCGTTCTCGTGTCTGAATCTGATTTTATATGTAGTTCCTAAAATATTTACTTTACAATCTTTCATAAATACTCCTTTGGGTACATTCCCATATACAGCAAATTTACTCCGTTGGCATCTGCGACACCCGATAAGTAGTCTCTTATTGTGTCAGAGTATAACTGCTTTTGTGCTTCTTTGTCTGCCAGACACTTATCTATCAATGTAGCTGTGCCTGCATTTTTGGAAGTCACATAGCTTATACTCTCGTTTCCTGCACTCTTAGATGCCACCTGCTTACTCATAACTGAACCATCTTCTAAGGTAATGTATCCCTGTGATGCTTCGACTCTTGCTTCTGCCTGCTCAATCTTATAAGTGATCGCCAGAAGTTCGCAGATACATCTTTTCACTGCTTCTGTATCGTCCTCATTCGTAGGAAAAGCAATCTTTAGTTTCTTGACATTATCCACACCAGTCGTGGCATTATCTATCTTCTTGCAAGAATCCCAGACAAGACGGTTAAAGTCCTGTTCTGGGATAGCTTTCTCTCCAAAAAGGTTTTTGTAATATTCATAGTCAATGTATGCCATGAAATCACACTCCTTTTATCCGTTGGATTTAATAACACCCATGCGGATATTCTTCTGGTTAAATGCTAAAGACCAGTTTGCTTTAGCTCCTAACTCTGCGTTTGTAGGAGACTCTTTTGCAATCTTATTAGCATTGATTGAGAATCCGTTAGGATGTAATACATAGCCCTGCTTTGTATACAGCTTTTCGATACCGGCAGATGTTTCTGGGTCATAGTCTGTATAATAAGGGTTTTCATAGTTTGTCTTATCGCAAGTCAACACTGAACCTGTACCAAGCATATAAGTTTTGTATACTGGATTTGTTCCTGTTGTATCAACTGTAAATCTATCTGTTACCAGTGGGATAAATCCACCGATTGTAGGAAGATTTACTTCTCTTTCTACTGCGTTAGCAATAGTGTATTTGTTGTAGTCAACAAGTCCCATTGCTTTGTACTTTGCGTAGATGTAAGAGTTTAATACAAGTAATCCCATCTTGTCAGCGGAATCTCCTAAAGCTTTCTGCTGTGCAAAGATAAGTGTCGTATCGTCAATTTTGTTTACATCTCCAACAGCACCCTCGCCAGTTAAAGATAAGTCTGTAATGTGATTTTCCATCCCAGACAGACTTAAAACTGCATCAACTGTAGTCATTAAGTCACGTGTTCTTACCTGCTTATAAAAGCTTGCAACAGAGTTTGCAACATGAGTCATAGGGTCGGCACCTGTTAACTCTTTTGTAAAGTCTTTTGCTTTCCAAGCTTTCATTCTCTGAATTAACATGCAAGTCTGTTTCTTTCCTGCAATTTCAACAGGCGTATTATCTGTTTCTCCATCGTTGTTTAAAGCCTGTGAGTCCTGTTCATCAATCGGTGTATAGAATGGAATTGTTGCGATATTTCCTTTTTCTCCGATTAAATCCATGATTGTATTGTCCTGTGCTAACACACCAGATGCAATAATTGCATCGTTCCATGTTGGGTTTTCTGACATAAACTCAGAAAAAACCTCTGGGTCAAAATCAAAACCGCCAAATCTTCCTGTTCTTGGCATAAAAAAAGTCCTTTCTACCCTAAATAAGAATAGATAAGGACTTATCTTTGTCCCATCTACCTACAACTATTAAGGGATTTTAGGTTAGCGGCTCACTTCCATATTGTGAGTCGGTATTATCTATCTGTCATTTAATAAGGTTGCATAGTAGTCTGGGTCCTCTGCCTTAAGTTTCATTCTATCATCCAAAGACATTTCCCTTAACTTCTGTGTTCCTTTTTTTCGCTCTCCGCTGTTGAACTTAGTTGTAAAGCTTGGAATTTTGACATCTGGTGCTTTATTTTCATCAACTAAGATATTCTCAATTGGTTTTCCATCTTTAGTAGTAAGTTCTTTAAATACATCTTCTGCATTTTTCCCATTCTCTTCTTCTAATTTCTGAATCATCTGGGAGCGGATAGAGTCTTCTGTGATTGCATTTACAAATTTTTTATCGGATAAGAAATCTTTTACCTTGTCTCTTAACTCTGTCTGCTTAGCTTCTTTTGCTCTTGCTTCTTTTTCGTCTGCAAGTTCCTGCTTCAATGTTGCAACCTTATCTTTAAGACCGTCAACATCTTCTTTCTCTAATTCGGCTAATCTCGACTGTACATCGTCTAAAGATGTTTTGTATTCATCTTTTTTCTCTACCTGCTTATTGTAGTCAGCTACAGTCTTGTAGTTTTCAGACATTTTCTTTTTTAAATCCGCTTTTTTATCTTCTGGGATTTCGATTCCTAAATCTTCTAAAATCTTTTCGTAATTCTGCATATATATCCTCCTACGATATTTGTATACCGCTCGTCTGCGGTAATGGATTAAGGCTTATAAACCTAAGCCAAGGTAAAAGAGAAGAGTGGACTTGAACCACTCTTGAGCCTCTAACTCTCTCTTAAAACTTATGTGAGGAGGTTAGTCGATTGAATCACATGAGCATCAAAACAATCTACTCTTTTATTGTAAGATACTGAGGCTCTTTTTTTCTACTCATTTTACTAATTTTTTTACGAAAAAAGCACCATGCAACAACATGATGCTTCAACGTTTTTTGGAGGAGCATGAAAAAATTACAGCTCTACCAATAAAGGGTCAGAAAATAAATGCTATTGATCGCCACTTTTGTGGCTAATGGAAACAACAGGATTCGAACCTGTGACTGTCCACTTATGAGGTGGATGCTCTAACCAACTGAACTATGTTTCCACGGACCTCGTGAGAAGTCCTGCCGTATTATACTTTATAAAATCAATAAGAAAAAGGGTTGTAACATGAAAAATTTTCGAAACAAATCACATACTAGCAAGTAAAAAATGATTTATTCAACAACAACTATTATTTGTTACAAGTATTATTGTAAATGCTATACTATGGATTTTTCAATACACTTTTCATAAGTTTTTTCAAAAATTTCTTTCTTGCATGGATAGATTTCTCCATTTACGCCAGTGATAAGCATATCATCTTTTGTCATGAGAAAATCTCCCTCTAGTGTTGGGATAGTGTAAGAATTGCTGTCTTATTGTCTAATGGCATAACCATTGTATGTAAACTTAACAGGCATACCGTTAACCACAGTATCAGCGTTCTCTGCTCCGATTCTCATAAGCTCATCAAACGTGATTGCTTCTATCTCAACAGGCTTCTTTACATATTTAGCCATACTTTCACTCCTTATTCTGCAATCAACCATTCATTAGATAAGATATTGTTTAGTGTGTATTCCACCATTTTTGTATCTCTAATATCTAATAAATCTCCCTTTTCTCCGTTGTCTTTATCTCTGCACTGTATCATGATAGTTTCTTTTTCTGCATCCCAAAACCAATATCCTCCCCAAGATGGAAGTTTGACTTTTACTCCTGCTTTCATTGCTTTAAATGCTTCTGAAAATGACATACCGTTAATTATCATTCTTATTCTCCTTTACTTCTCGTGTGTTGTCAGTGCGTTTATTAACTCGTCTCGGGTTTTTTTAGACCCTCGATGTTGTTCCCTGTGATTTTGTTCTCAATCAAATTAAACATACTTTTCATGACTAAATTAACATCGTCCTGTTGGCTGTTAATTGCGTTGTAGTCACTGTTAAGCTTCTGCTTAATGTCTTTAATGTCTGTCTCAATTGACGTTATACGTTGCTCTAAATCGTCCGTAGGCTTCTTGTAATGCTTATAGGCTTTATACAATACGCCTACAGCTCCACCAATGGTTATAATCCACCCACACGCAACCATGAATTGATTAATAGTTTCCAAATTATTTACCTCGTGCGTTATTATACCTAGTCGCTGCACCTATAGCGGATGATGCTTGACTTCTGTCCCATCCTGCGGTGTTGAGTCTTTCGTTTTGTGTCTTAAGATTGTTCTGCTTGCAGTAATCTTTATAAGCTTGATTCTGCTTCTGCAATAGTGCAGCCTTTTTCTGATACTCCATGTCAAGTTCATGCTTTAAGGCTTCGTCCTTTGCATTATCCACAGCCGTTTTCATGCCGATTAACTGCCGTTTCGTCTTTCTAATACGTCTTTCAAGCTCTCGCTGTCGTTTTCTCTTCTCGTATTCCTTGCGATTCTCTTCGCTGTCAAAGTCCTCGAACGGATTATTTATTCCATCCCCTGGTCCGTGGGAGTGTCGGCAGTTCGCCCCATGGATTCCCTGCACGTTTCCCATACCGCAGACCGAAAAAGGCGGAAATCTTGGGTCATTACCGCTTTTACTGTAAAACTTGCCTTGCCACCAGAAGTGATTGGTCAAATTGTCCCCACCGTTCCCAATTCTGGCTCCCAGATGGGCAGATGTTAGGATAATATCCCAGTCCATCTCGTCCATACGTGCGTCTGTAATATCTGCCGCCATCTGACTTACACCAGTACGGACTGCTCTTGCTGTGGCTGTCTCTATGCTGTCTCTGCGACCGCTAGGATACGTTACGTCTGCACCCTTGTCTATAATGTCGTTAACAGCTTCTTTGACAGCTTCTGTGTAGCTCGTTGTACCACTTGCTGTCTGGTTATATGCCTTATCCACTGCATCTATGTAGTTGTCGTGGCAGGCGTTCGGCATCGTACCAGTGTAGTTATGCATCTCTCCCTTGGTCTTTTCATAATTCCTCTGCAACAATCGTTGTAGATAAGGACTTTCCCCGAGTGGTTTTGGTTCAAGACCTGCCTTTTTATACACTGCATCATCCCACTCTATAGCCTTTATACCTGCTTCTTTCATTGTTTGTGCGATTGTATCAATGCTTATCTTTGTTGTTTGTGCAATCTCTTTCTGTACCGCCTGCAAGATATACCCTGCATCCTGCAATACATCCATTTGCCACTTGTCAATAGGAGTAAAAAGGTAATCTTCGCCACGTCCTAGCCTTATCATCATTCGTTCGATGATTACAGATACAATTTTGTTATGCAGTTCTTCCGCCTGCTTCTCTGCTTTCTCTGGCACATACCAGAGATAGGTAGGTGTTAACATAATCCCACCTGCCTATTCTTCGGGGTCTTTTGCCATTAGTGCCACATCTAGCATTTTCCCAACTGCTGCCGCATCCGCAGGCTTGCCCTCTTGCGTTAATGTTTTGTCTGTTTCTGTACTGCCTGTAACTCCCTTTTTGCAGATGTTGCACAACAGCTTTTCTTGTTTTGTAAATGGTTCGGGTAGTTTTACATCTTCGCCACTAAGGTATGCAAGATATTTTTCTATTCTACTTTTGCCCATGTTCTACTCCTCTCCATCTGCACCAAATAAGTCGGGTTCTTTTGGCTGTGCTTCTGCTTCTAATGCTTTTGCATCTTCTTCGCTGAATCCCTCGAATTTTGTTAAATAGTACCAGAAAGGAATCTTACCGCTTACAACATAGCTATACCAACGAGAACGGTCCTCGTCCTCATTGTATGTTATGTCTCCAAAGTCATAGTAAGTCTCATACGGTCCACTTGGTGCTAATTGGTACAGATCAGCAAAGATATTAAGTGCTGCAATCAAATCATCCATGCAAAACTGTAGCTTGTCCCTCACGTCCTTAATAAACTGTATCGTTCTCTGTTGCTCTGCTTCTACGCCTGTGGCTGTCTGAATCCCTGTCGTTTCATTAAACACAAAGTATCCGTTAGAGAATCCGCATTTATACCCAATCTGAGACAGTAGGGCATTGATTCCTGTCAATCGTGTATCTGTATTGAGACTTGGATTTACCTCTTGATAGAATCCTTTAATGTCTGAGCTGTTTACGTTCTTGACGTACTCTGGTAATCTCAACCGCTTCTTGCTTCTCTCAAATCCATCTTGAGTATTGTTTACCCTTGTACCAGTCTCCATTAACTTGTCGGAGTCTAGCAGCAACATTCTTCGGCTGTCGAATATCTCTGTTGCGTTCCTGCTGTATGCAGTGTCTAAATCTTTTAGCTCTTCTATTGCTTCGTAAAAAATAGGCAATCCTAAACTACAATGCAAGTCTACATTGTTCGCCTGCGGAGTCCTAAGAACTGCATACAGGCGTTGTCCGTTCAGATTTGCAAGTCCTACATCTTCTAGTTCTCCACGCCAAGGTGTCTCGTCTATGTCAATTGGCTTTCCTGTATCGTTGGCATCCTTAGAAGCATAGCAACGATTTGTAATCTGATACACGTCCTCGATGTACCTATGATATTCTAGTTTGGTGTAGTATGTCCTGCCATCACTAGAAATTTCTCTATGTACAAACACAATGCCTTGAATCTCTCCATTGCTTTCGTCTGTTACAATAAAGTTTTCTGGCGTGATCAAGTCCACACTTGAGCCGTTAGGCTTTAATACTACTGTACCGTATGCGCAGCCATATTCTACGTGATGTCGTACCTGTTCTAGTTCTTTGTCTATCTGCTCCTGCAACCAATTAGCTCTTGCACTGCCATCTATCTCTATGCCTATTGCAAGTGTAGCAAGGCGTGCTGTCTCACTGCATACAGCTTTTGCGAAGTTGATAGTCTTTATATGCTCGTCCTTGTCTAACCAGTACGGACTACCCTTATAGATGTATGCACATTTTTCAATTGCCCTCTGCATCTCTGGGCTAGTCGCAGTGTCTATTTTAAATTCTTCTCTTGCCCTTTGTCTAAAAAGGGCACTTAATATCTCTTTCATTCTGCTTATTATACCCATCTATTCCACCGCTATCAGTTTAACGTTTCCGATTTTTGTTTCTATATCTCCTTGTATCAAATCTCCATTAATCGTAAGCCAAACCCCACCATCATGGATAGATATTTTTTCTATATCCTTGATGCCTAACATTACATTTCCAATTTGTATACAAGTTACATCTTTTAGATTTATCATCATTATGCGTTCTCTCCTCTCCTCATGATCACTCTGTTGTATGCGTATCTCAACGAATCAATAGCATGATTGTCTCTGTCTGGGTATCCGCTTATTATGTTACCGTCTTTGTCTCTATCATACTCATACGTTGTAATTTCTTTGTATGCGTATGGTGTTCTCCGTGGGTCAATCACAATTTTCCTACGTTGTAGCCATTTCATACCATATTCGACTGACCCTGGTCCCTTAACTGCTGCCTGTGCTACAAGTCCTAAGTTCCTATAGTCCTCTACAGATTTAGGCTCTGCACTATCACAAACGATCGCATAATCGTTATAGCCTTTTTTCTTTATCCAGTCGGCTGTTTGCTCGTTTGACCGCTTGTTTACACAATGCTCGTCTATAAGATAGATTGTTTCTCTTGCCGCATCGTAGTATGTCCTCGTAAATGCGTATTTATCTGGATACCATCCCCAGTCAACACCTTGATATATACGGTCCATCTGTGCTATTTCTTCGTCTGTAATCTCTCTTACTTCTACATACTCAAAGACTGCCCCACCGTTACCGTTAGCAATACCCAAATATTCATGTTCATACGCTTCTGGTCTAATTGCTTTTAAATGCTCTGCTTCGTCAATAAATGGCTGTCCTAGCCACTCTTTCGGCACGTCCAGATATGTACTTCTTGTAATGAGCCTGTTTTCCTTTGGCTCTTGCAAATACTGATTTGCCCAGTTGTTAGCACTCTTCGGTGGGTTAAAGCTCTTAAATATCCATGCTAAATCTCCACCACGAATAGCGGACTGCTCAATATTTCTGATCTCTTCGGGTCCTGCGAACTGGTCTAATTCTTCAAACCAGACAATTCCTATATATCCAAACTCTGGTGCTATTGACTTGATTTTTTCTTTATCATCAGCACCACGAAAGAATATCTTTTGTCCTGTGTCTCTCATCGTAATTTCATAAGGAGAGCTTGTATATTTATAATCTTTTTCCGAGAACTCCTGCTTTGTTATTGCCCATTTGGTTTTAGCATATACAGAATCCTTTACAGTGTTATATACTTTTCTCACAACAAGGCAATGGATGTCATGGTTGTTTCTCATTAGCTCTGTAATGATATTGGGGATTGTTGAGGATTTACCAGAGCCACGTCCTCCCGGCAATACATATTCTGTATGTCCATGATTCCTAACATCCCTTATCATCGGGTGGAACACATCGGGGATTATATCAAGGTCCATGTGGTACGTTTTATTTCTTAATGCTTCTTCTCTTGCTTTCTTCTCTTCCTCTTCCTTTGCCTGCACTGTCAAAGCCTTTTCTAAGTCGTTCATGGCTTTTAACTGATCTGGAAAGTCTGGCGTAAATCCAAAAGAATCTTGCAACGCACCAGTGGCGATCATTGACCGTCTTCGCTGTATGTCTGCAAGACTCATAATATCATAGCCATTTTCTTTGTCTGTTTTGGCTTGTAGTTCTGCTATATATTCTTTCACTCCATGCTTTTCAATGATGTTCTTTTTTGCGTTCTTCGCTGTTGCAGGGGAATATCCTGCTTCGATAGCGGCTTGATAATCATTCCCACCGTTTTTAATCCATGCATGAGCAAATGTTCTTTGCTTCTGTGTAAGTTTATTCCGCATTTATTTTCCCATTCCTTTCTCGTATGCTTGCCCATATGTCAGACAAGCATTTAATTATATCGACCTGTGAAGCGGTTCTTAGTATCTCATACCGTGTATCTTTCCAACCTTTTCTTGTATTCTCATATGCTTTTATAGACAGGATGTACATTGTTATCATTCGTTTCTGGTCCTCTGAATAGAATTGTGTTGTGTCTAAGCTTATTACAAATCCGTTTGATACTATTGCTCTTTGTAGTTTTCTCATAATTCTATTTAGATTCATCTTCTCACATCCTTTCTAGGTTTATATATATTTAAACAGACCGTTAGGCAAGCGTCACATCTCTTGCATCTCTTTTAACCCATAGGGTGCGTGGTTGCAACGAAATTTGCCACCTCTAACGATCTGTTATTATCTCTTATATTCTTTTGTGTTTGGATTCCTGCTTTTATATTTGTCGCAGGTGCATAGATATGCGTTGTCTATTCTGTCATACTTGCCTACGTTACACATATAGTAGTTCTTTGTATTACTTCCTAGTAGATACATATATTCAGCACAGCATATACTTCTATCTTCCATTCTGCACCTCTTTCTGGTATTGCTCTTCTCTTTGTCTCTGTCACGATCTCGCAGTATACACAATCATCACAGCAATTCTTTAGTTTATTTACAATCAAAAAAGGCACCTCCCGACTATGGTTATTATCTAAGATAATTATACCATGGTAGGAAGTGCCTTTGTTTACACTCTTTTTATTCTTGATCTGGTTCCCAAGTTGTCCCGAATTTTTTCTTATGTGCTTCGGCGTATTTGTCAAAAAATTCTTGATCAGACGAAAGACTCAATTCATACGCTACATTTTCTCTTAAATCCGCATCCATTAATTTTAGTGCTTCATCAAAATTTACTTCTTTCCCATACTGATTTTTTACATTCATCCGCGCGCCTCCTTTATTATCGTTTACTTTGTTTCTATACTCTTCTCTCTCTTTTAACAAAGTGTCAAGATTTGTTTTCTCGCCTCTGTTAATCCGTGCCCTTGCATTTCTAATTTGTGATTGTTTGCGCCGGCAGTAATCACTACAAGTATTGTTTGCAACTTTGGAGTGAAATTTTTTACCGCAATACTCACAAATTTTTTGTTTTTTGCTGTTCTTTTCCGCTTTCTTTTTTGTTTGCTCTGTCTCTTTATTATAAGCACTCTTATATTCTTTTTGCAATAATAAGCCTGCTTCGTGTTGGCATTTTTCCGAACAATATTTTTGTCTGCCTGCCGTTACAATGTATTCATTGCCACACAGCTCGCACTTATCGACACTCCCAAGTTTTCTTTTAGCTGTTTTTCCTTGCCTAAATCTTTTTTGTGTTTCTCTGGTGCGTATAACTCTACAATCTGGACAATAAAAAGCTCTAGGACCTCCGGGAAACTCTTTACCGCACATCCGGCACACTCTGGTTCTCATTACATTAGACTTTCTTTTTTTCGCGCATTCGTCACAATACAACTTATCCGCACTACCATAAAAAGACTTGCCACAATCCAAGCAAGCCTTTTTTGTTCTATATTTCATTTTCAAAGCTCCTTTACAACTTCCCACCCGTCAATTGCTGCGGTCGTGTCAAGGTCTTCAATTGGTAGCCTTTTTATTAAAGGCCGTTCCAATCTTATGTCTGTATCTAATACATATCTATATTTTTTCGTGTCAACAATCCTCTCTCTTTTTACTCTTTCCCAAAATTCTTTTTTCATGACTCATATCTCCTTTTCTTTTTTGCCGTTTCCTTTAACTGCCTTTATTATACATAATATTTATGTATAAGTCAACACTTTTCAGATAAAATATTTTATTTTTTCATCGTCTGTTATTTCTATGTCTATCACATCATTTACGTTTTTTCTAAGCATACAGCAAATAGCATTAAGACTTTTCATATTTATTGGTTCTCCTCGCTTTATCTTTGCAAGTGTTCCCTCGCTTAAATACTTGTTTTTTCTTATTATATAAGAAGTATACCCTTTTTTCTTTAATTCTTCCTGTACATCTAATTTATATTTTATCATCGTTTTCCCTCCTTTTACATTATTATAGCATACTGTTTATTTTACTTCAAGAATTTTATACATAAATTTTATGCACTTTTCTATTGACGTATGCATAATTTTTATGTATAATAAAAGCAAGTTAAAGGTGAACGATAAATCAGAAAGAGGTGTTATCATGAAATATTTTACAGCCAAAAACTTACAAGAACTTAGAAAAGAATACAAAAAATTAATGGTAGCCAACCACCCAGACAATGGTGGAGACGTTGCTACATGTCAAGAGATCACGGCAGAGTATAAGAAGCTGTTTGACATGCTTAAGGCAGGACAGACACCAGAAGAAGAAAAGAAAAATACATTTGATTACAAGGCAGACGAAGCCTTAAGAAATGTTATCAATAATATAGTTTCTTTCGATGGTCTTAACATTGAAGTTGTCGGTTCTTGGATATGGGTAGACGGCAATACATACCCATATAGAGAACAGTTAAAGAAGTTAGGCTTTAAGTGGTCTAAGAATCGCAAAAAGTGGCACTTCTCAACCGAACCATCTGGAAAGTGGCATAAAAAGAAAATGTCTTTCGAGGACATTCAGAAAAAATATGGAAGTGAAAAAGTAAAGACTTCCAACATTTCAAGAATTGCATAGATTGAAAGAGATCCGGAAGAACTCACACGCTCCCAGATCTCTTTTTTATTACTATCTCGTAATCATATCCCATTATACTTAAAAAATCTTTTAAATCACTTAGGGATACTTTTTTATTGTTAAATTTGTTGTTTAGCTGCTGCGGTGTTGACAATCCTAAAAGCTGTGAAGCTTCTGTCATTGTCATGCCGTTTCTTTTTAGTAGTTCTTTGTAGATTTCTTTTAGTTGTTTATTGTCTTCATAAGTAAAATTTATGTTGTACTCCATCAATCACACCTCTTTTCTATTTTTAAATCATTATAGTTTAAAATATGCCATATGTCAAACGGAAAAAGTTTATTTTTACTATTGACTTTTAAACTAAAATCATTTATACTCTAGTTAAAGATAAACGAAAAGCATTTAAAAAGGAGTTTGAAATATGAAATATTTAAGAAAAGAAATTGAAAAGTTAGTCGAAAATGAGGACTTCGTTTCTTATGAAGAATTTATTTACGAACTAAGAGAAGAAAAAGAAGAAGTTAAAAAATATCTTGATTGGAGAGTAAGCGGTGGAAAGATGAACACCGAAACACTTCCAGATGGGTATGTAGAAGCTTGTAAAAAGATTTTAGGAGGGATTGAAAATGAATAAAACAATCGCAAGACACAAATTTTGGTTACATCAAACAGAGTGTATTATTTCCACAGTTTATGTGGAAGTATTACACGAATACCAAACTGTTGTAATGTATATGGATGATTTCGAAGAAATTGATTCTTATACAACCTGCAGCAAGCAAGAAGCCTTAAAGCTCCATGAATCACTTGTTGAACAGTGGAAAGATAAGCTTAACAAAAACAGACTTGTCAAGGCTGATCGTGACAGTCTTGTAATACCTGCATAACATACACCGCCCACCCCGGAGGTTACGAGGGTAGAAAGTTGGGAAATATGACTAAGAACGCAGAAAAGAACGCAAGAGCTATGCTGAGTAGATTATCAACAGAATAGCTTATAAAAGAATTTGACATGACCGAAGTTATACCAATTAGTCTTGAATTGTCCATTGTCCGTGGTTGGATTATGGATGAACTGGAAAAGAGAAATCCAGAAGCTTTTGATAGATGGTTGGATTTAGACTATCCAGATAATGAATCATTAAAAAAATTGTATTTGAACGCATAGAATAAGCCGTAGGAATTAACCTACGGCTCTTTTTTATATCACGTCAAAAGGTACTGACAGACGTTCTAAGGCATTTATATAACTTAATGCGTGTTCTTTATCCTTGCACTGGATATAAGGGATATATGAGCCGTTCACGTACTCAAATAAGGCTATCCACGTATCTTTCATGGTAACAAGTGCCCATTCTATACCGTTGCAACTCTTGTTTTCTCTCTGCCCTGTTCCGTTCTCGTCAATCCACTTTTGGAACTGATCACGATTCATGTCCCTGCTCCTCGCTGATGCTTTCCAAATTTTCTTTTAACATCTGCACACACTCGTTGAATCCGTCACGTTTACCGCATAGATACATATTGTGACCGCTGTAATCGTCCATAGATGGAATTAATGTACATAGAGTATATATGTCTTGTTTATTCATCTTTTCTCCTTTTCTAGCCGTTCACAGGTCTTTACAAGTGCATTTACTTCTTTACATTTTTCAAGATACATCTTGTCCATGTCTTTTATTGCCTGCGGTATTAGTCCTATATCTTTGTACTCTATAAGCTCTTTTAATGCTTTCACTATAATGCGGTCCAATGGTGTTACAATATTAGCTTCATAAGCTTCTAGTGCGTTTCTGACATCATCAATATCTAATCGTGTTTCTTTTTCTTGCCAATACATCACATTTGCTCCTTTCCATATAGTTTGTCGTATTTCTCGCAAATATTATCATATTCAGTCGCCATAAGGTCAATTTTTTCGTGTCTTTTTTTCATCCCATTAATTTCATCGGGTGTTAGTCCTGTCTCTTTGTACTGTATAAGTTCTTTTAATGCCATTACTGCCACTTGGTCCAATGGAGTTTTTACAATAGCTTTATAGGCACTCAGTGCGTTTCTGATAACATCAAGATTTATATTCTCTGGTTCTTCAATCTCTTCCATTCTTTCAAACATCTCATACATCGTAACACCCAATGCTCCTGCTATAGTCATAAGATTAATGTGTT